TGCAATTGCCGCCCATATCTATAATCTGAAACCTTGATTTCGGCTTCAAATCATAAGGGTAACGATATTGGTTCTCATTGCACCACTCTTGGTCACATGGTCTGCTACCTCTACCGCACATCTGCAACCAGAGTGCCATTGAAGTAGTAGCTCTATTAATTATAACTGTTTCTATTGTTGGCTCATCAAATCCAAGAGTCGCAATCCCAACATTACAAAGTACAGCATTAGGCGTATCGTGAAACCATTTAAAGATTTCCCTGCGCTCGTTTTCTGGAGTTGTTCCGTCAACGTGCCTACATGGTATATCAAATAACTCGAAATTATCTTTAACAGCAATACTGTGCTCAATGTTTACATTGAAGACGATTGCTTTTTTACCTCTTGAAAACTTTTTGTATGCAAGATAGGTGCTCATTACATATTTCGTTCTCATGAACTCTTCAGCCATTGATGAAATATCGTAATCACCAGTTGAGGCAATTGCAAGCTTCGCTTTGTCAATTACGTCCTTCGGTGAACGAGTAATGTTCTGTGCAAGATTGCCGTACTTAATTAACGTCTTGATACTTGGGCCAGTAGACAAAAAAGAATAATACTTATTCATCGGTTCTCTCTTTGAACTCGATATTGGAGTCGCTGTGAAACCAATGATGTACTCTTTAGTAAATTGTCTGTGTAATTTATTGAAGCTCGCATTGTGCGCCTCATCAATAATTACTAATCCGATGTTCATGTCTTCAGCAACTACTTGGTCGAAACGTTTGCTTACGGACTCAACCATGCCAATGTAAGCTGGTGCAAAGTCAACCCATTTCGTACCTGCCTTGATAAGACTCATTGTCTCACCAAAGATGTTTTCCATTGTTGCTTTTGTCTGATACATCAGCTCTTCCCGATGTACGAGAATCAATGTCTTCTTTCCTGTTTTGTGATAGTAACGATGTGCAAGTTTACTGAACATTACGGTCTTGCCGCCGCCTGTAGGTAATTGTGCTAATACATTTTTGTACTTACCAAGACTGCGGATAATATCCTCAATCTGGTCTTCCTGATACTGTCTGTCTCTAATTTGATGCATAAATAACTCAATTTATGTGTTTAGAATAATGATGACTGGTTTGTGTTGCCGCCTGAATTTTTTCCTTTGTGGCTGGCGACTGTTTTTCTTTTCTTTTCTTTTTCCACAAAGATTAAAAGTCCTATGTCGTCCATCTCCGCTACTTGTTCTGGTCTTGTTATGAACAGCTCGTTTGTTCTCAAATTACGATAAACTGAAAACTCATCATCGTGTTTCTTAACGAATTCCAGTTTATCGTGCTTTACGGCATATACTCTCGAAAATCCAATATCTTCGAGTGCTACGAGTACTTTCATCGTGCCAAATTCTCAACGTGATTACGAAGATACCTGAAAAATGCTTCCTCAGTTTCACGGTTTGCGTAAATAAGAAGGTCGGCACGTTCCTTAATTGATAGTGCATTGTAAGCATCTGTTACAGGTTGTTTCCTGTTTGTATCGAGAGCAACTTGTACTAATGCTTGAAAGTTGCTTGCTGGCGTATTTAATATTTGATTCATGTACGCAATATACTTGAGAATACGTTAACGTGGTGTTAACGATATGTTAAACAAATGTTAAAAAAAATCAATTCTTTGCTGAGTACATTTCTTAACAAAGTTGTCAATTCCAGATAAGTGATGCTGTTCCTGCAGCTCAACAACGTCAATACTAAGATGATAACGCCAAGCTGCAATAACTATGTTATGTGAGCCTCCATGCGTATCGAGTATTCTTGGTCGTTGACCTAAACTTAATATCTCCCTGTCAAACAAATCTTTAAATATAGCATCGTATAGATAAACAGGCTTTTGAGTGTCATGTATCTTCTCATGCTTAACATCTTTTTGCCTGCTCCTTTTAATCATCTTTGGAGCTCCCTCAAAAGAAGTCCATGCAAATTCGCAGTCTGCAAAGGACAAACCTTCAGGTTGCTCTTTGTCCCAGAGATAGAACTTTTGGCAGTTTCCAAGAAATTCGCCAAAGTAATTTGCTCCCCAGACAATTTGGTTTCTGGTTACGTAGAAAAGCTTTTCCCAATAAAGCTCTTTTGGAGTTTCGGAATCCCAAGTTCCACGTTCATGCTTAATCTCTTTAAGCTGTTTTTTGGTTTTACCCAAGTTCATCTTTGTAACGTCAATGCCATAAGGCGGGTCAACTATTCCAAGATGATACCACTTCCAATCAATCTCATTCATCCACTCGATATTATCCCCAAGTATAAATCTTATTGTATTATTTTTTTGTCCTTTGAATTCTACTATTTTCATAATTTAAGTTTTAAAAATAATATCCAGTTGTAGACACAACCGGACTTTTCGAAAAACAAACATAACCTTGAGTAAAAACAAAAGGATATATATATCAGCAATAACAATATTTTAAAAATGAGTCCTTACAAGTAGAAACTTCAGGACTGTACTATAAACCATCATAAACAATGACAAACATAGCAATATTTTTAAAGAGTCCATAAATGTAGACACATCAGGACTGACCTTTCATAAACAATAAACAAGAGACAAAACAAAGCAATATTTTAAAAAACCTCCAGATGTAGAAACAACAGAGGGATATGTCACAAACCATCGCACTAATAAGCGATTTCAAATTCAAAAGGTTGAACTAAATTTGGTTTATTCATAATCAAAATAAGGCTATCTATAAATTTAATAACGTGTTCTGGTAACGGATAAAATATTTGTGGAATACTATAATTGTTCCAATCAACTTTAACTGTATCTACTCCTACCATACATTCAAACCCTGTCACTCTTTTCATTGCAATTGCAACTGGACAAGAAAACGCAATAATAGCATTTCTATTATTCATTAAATTTAACGATGTACTTATATCTTCTTGAGTTACCTGTATTTTCATAAAATAATTTTTAAAGATTGTCCAGCTATAGAAATAACCGGACGCATTTAAGTATTCCTTGAGAAACGTGGAAAATTATCCACTAAGTTTAGAAAGATTTCCAATACTTACCTATAATAATGTTATCAATAGTCTTTTCGCAAACTCCAAATCCATTAGCTATATCTCGCTTATGAATGTTTAAGTCAAAATACAAATGCCTTATTTTTGGAATATCTTCATTTTTTAACTTAGAAGTCCCAACACGCTCGCCTAATGCTCTTCTTCCTCTTTCGTCCATATCTCTTACGTTATCAAGAATATTACCTATTTCTAAATGGTCTGGATTTATACAAAGTCTATTGTCGCAAATATGTCTTACGTGAATATAACTTTCCAGATTGTCTATATTTAATTTCTCTATTATAATCCATCTCGAAATAAGTAATCTTCTTTTATTTATCCATCCTCTTGGGTATCCATACGAGTTAAGGTCATTTTTGCAGTTGTAACATTCATTCTCGTCTATATCTATGTCAAATTGTTTGCCAAGAATTTCTATAACATACATAGATAAAATGTTAAAATTTTGTTAAAAAGGTAAATCATCCATAATGTCGGCTGCACTATCAACGAGAGTCTTCTTCTCTTCCTGTTTCACCCATTCAAGCTCTTCGCCGTTTCCAAGAATTTCTCCTTTTAATTCTTTGTCTTTTTTGGCTAATTCAATAGGAACGTCTTGTGTAATGAAACCCAAGCGTCCGTACCTATCTACTTCTCCATCTGGAAGCATGTGCAGTGTCATTTTAAGATACACACCACCTTTTTCTCCTTTATATAACCATGACTTATCAATCTTGGTTACATCAATGTCAAGTTTAATGAATCTCTTTTCTTTTTTAGCCTTGTTGATTCTATCTGGCTGTTTCTTTTCTTCTGCCATTTTTTGGAATTTTGATTTAATATTAGAATTATAGTAACCTCCAAATGATTTCTGGAGTTGAAATTCAAAAAATACTTCAATAGGCACATTTTTATAAATGTGAGCTGTTGTATCCTTCATCACTATGGAGAGTACCTCCTCACGTGGCTTATAATTTATTTGGGTTATGAATGAAGATTCTTTCTCGTTCAAAAAAATTATAAAGTTGCCATCAACTACTGTTTTTTTCATCTTAAAAGGGTAAATAAAGTTCTGTTGTTTGTTTAAGGTATCTTTCAATTATAGCTTCATTTGTGTAGACAACGTCTGCAAAAACATTATTTCTCCATGCCGCCATAGGAACTTCAATTGAGTTGCCTATGTACAAACAAGTATTTTTTCTTTTTGTGAAAGTCAGAAAAAGATAATCCATCAATTCCCTCTTACCTCCTCGCATGTTTGTCTTCTCTGGCTTTCCTCTGAGGCTTGTCCACAAAAAAGAAATGTCTGTGCCATTTTCAACTATTATGAACTTCTCGCAATTTCCGAGTTGCTGTATATACTTATTGGCATTGAAGATTAGCTGATGCTTACTCCGTTCAAAAAGTAATGCTCTGTCAAACTCTCCTTCTTCGAAAAGTGCAAAATCGTATTTCTTTCTGAAGTCGAATTCAGATTTCTCGTTTTGCGGAATAAACCTTATGCAAAAGTCGTTATATTTAACTTCCCTCATTCTGCAAAAGTTCTTCTGGTATTCTATCCATGATTTCCTTTAGGTCATTGTACACAGACTTGGCGGCAAACTTGCCATTTTCAATCTGGTCAACGTAAGATATGAACGCAGCGAAGATTTCCGGTGCAAGCTCAAGCATCTTATCCCTCAGTGGGTCGGTTGTCTGCGCAATGTAGCAGATAATCTCACCGGTCTGCGCATCCTCAATTATTTTGTTACTCTTTCTCCATTTCATAGTAAACTGTTTTTATGTTGTTTAAGTATTCTCTGCAAGCATTAACAACTAATGGTATGCGAGATATATATTCTTCATCCCTTAAGATAGGAATTTCAATTATTCTTCTGTCAAGTGGAATGTCAGAATAGGTCATGTTCTTTTCTATTTCAGCAAATGCTTCTTCAAGGTCACTTTCGCTGCCTGTAAAAGAATAAGCAAATGCTTTCTTTTCATTCTCAATTAACTTTGCCGGTGTATCAACTAACGTATAAACCACTTTAGATTTCGGCATCTCCCATAACTTCATGTAGCCCTGCATGTTTGGAAAATAAGGGTTCGAGTTTGGATTCTTAAGAAACTTCACGTTCCGATAAAAAGTCCAAATATCCCAAGAGCTCTTGTTATCAAAAATAGTTATACCTCGTTTGAAATCAATCTCTCCCATAATATAGCCATCGTCTTTACGCTCAATAGACTTTTCAGGCAACCAACCCTTAACGATACCATAAGAAATCATGCCAGTATCTTCAGTCATTATACCTTTCTGAATATACTTGTTTTTAATATCTTTAGTTGCTCTACCAAATTCGTGCGCTATCCATACGTCCATCAAGTGAGTCATACACCCCTCTGAAAGTTCAACTTTATTTACATTCTTTTTGAGGGCATCGGCTGTATCTTTTTGTAAATGATACAGGTCAAGAGCATTAGCTGCTTGGTCTGCTTTCTTTTCTGCAGTCGCTGTGTCTTTATTCTTAATTGCATCATACTCGTTTTTGTATTTCTGATATTTTCCAAACGTAAGCAATGATTTCTCTTTAGTATCTTCATATAAATCTTTTGCAAAAACTGCTGCAGGCATGATATGCTTCAGAGAACTCACTCTGAATAAATGGTTACTGTAATCCATCTCGTCTAATGTCGTTTAAAATTTGTAAAAAGGTTAAGGATACAAGTACTACTTCTTCAACTGTTTCGCACTCTTTAATATAGTTTCTCAATAATTCATTTTCTATTTTTCCGTATTCATTAGGGTCTTTTCTGTATGATAGCATTTCTTCATAAATTGCAGAGTTAATAGCATTACGCTCTGCTAATTCGTTGCATCTATCTACTGAAATCCCTAATAATTCATGAAACTGTTTTGCTCTTATATCAGCTATTTTTAGTTCCATCTGCTTTTGCTTTTAACTTTCCATAGCACTCATCATAACAAGTCCTATGTTCAGTGGTTTTTAAAGAGGTTTTGAAAGATTCAAGTTGCTGAAGTGTTTCACACCTTTGTAAAGTCAAAACCAATCTGTCTTCTTGAACTGGTTTAGTTTCAATTTGTTTACCTTTGAATACTATATCAGCAGAAGTGTCACCTTCTTTGATAGCCGTATCAATACCTGCAAGTGCAATCAAATCATCTTTTGTAATATGCTCGATAGATGATTTACCGATTGCATTAAGAACTTCTTTTTCTGTAATTCCATACCTGTCCTTTAATGTTTGAACAGTTTTGTTTCGTTGAGCAATTAGCTTATCTTCTGTGCTTACGTCACCTATGATTCTC